ACACGGTGTGGACGATCCACCGCTCGACCGGCATCGGTGGTCTCGCGCTTAAACGCAAGGAGAACGGGCACTGCATCTACCTGATCGAGGACAAGGGCTGCTCGATCCACGGTCGCGCGCCGTACAATTGCCGCATCTTTGACTGCCGCAAGACGTGGCGTGATTACCTGTCGCTTCCCAGGCCACAGCGCCGCCGCCTGATGAAGGAGCTGCAGCGCCAGCACCTCTTCGGCGGCGAGGTCGTCGCGGCCGCCAAGGCACGGATGCACACGCTCGAATGAAACCGACCAATCAGATATTTTTCAATGACGTCGTGCTCGCGCACGACAGCGACGAGTGCTTGTTGTGGCCCTTTTCGACGACGCAGAAGGGTTACCCGCACATGTATTCGGCGGGTCGGTGGAAGCTGGTGACCCGCCGCGTCTGCGAGCATTTTCACGGCCCCGCGCCGAGCCCCAGGCACCATGCCGCGCATTCGCATCGGGAGAACAAGCTCTGCGTGAACTGGCGGCATTTGCGGTGGGCGACACCAAGCGAGAACGAGCAGGATAAGATCGCGCACGGCACCTACCAGTTCGGCGAGCGGAACCCGATGGCGAAGCTGACGGCTGAACAGGTGATCGAGATTCGCGGTGCTACCGGAAGCCACCGCGAAATCGCCGAGCGTTACGGCGTCGGTAGGGAGGCTGTCAGCAAAATCAAACGCGGCGAGCGGTGGCAGACGGTATGAATATAACTGTTCGCTTAGGTTTTGTTCCTCAACCAGGGCCTCAAACAGCTTTTATTAAGTGTCCTGCCGATATTGTAGTGTATGGAGGCGCGAGAGGTGGTGGTAAAACCTATGCTAGTCTAGGAGAGTTCTGGATACATGCAGAAGATCATGGCGAAAATGCGATAGGGTTGATTGTTAGACGTACAAGAGAGGATTTGAAAGACACTATTGCTACAGCTATTAGAATGTACGGCAACGCAGCTAAATATTCAGAAAAAGGCAATATGTTTAGGTTCCATAACGGAGCTAGACTTAACTGCGCTTACCTTGAAAATGACAGAGATGCTGAAGCATATCAGGGATGGTCACTTACGAGAGTGTACGTTGAGGAGTTGACGCAATTTCCATTGCCTGATCCTGTTTTTAAATTACTTGCTACTCTCCGTTCGTCAGCTGGCATCAAGCCGCAGATGCGGTGTACGTGCAATCCAGGGGGTAGCGGTCATGGCTGGGTCAAGGAGTGGATCATCGATCCTGGCGAATACGTGCTCACCGTCGATGACGAATCGCAGCTTGTGCGCACATACATTCCAGCAAAGGTAGCGGACAATCCCGCCTTGCTGGCGAACGACCCTAACTACCTCAACCGCCTGAAGGCTGTGGGCTCGCCGGAACTGGTCCGCGCTTGGCTGCTCGGCGACTGGACGGTCATCGAGGGGGCCTTTTTCCCTGAGTTCAACCCACTTCGGCATGTGGTCGAGCCTTTCCAGATTCCAGAGCACTGGATCAAGTGGCGCGCCATGGACTGGGGCAGCGCCAAGCCGTTCTCGATTGGTTGGTATGCACATGTCCAGGACACCAAGATCCACAACGGCGTGACCATGCCTCGAGGCGCTATCGTGCGCTACGCCGAATGGTACGGCTCGCTCAAGCCGAATGTCGGCCTCCAGCTGCCGGCTGAGAAGGTCGCGGCTGGCATAGTCTCCCGCGAAACGCATGATGGTCGGCGTGACAAGATTGCCTATGGCGTACTCGACCCCAGCGCTTTCGCGGTGATCTCCGGCCCGTCGGTGGCTGAGACCTTGCAGCGCGGCGGTGCCGCCTTCCGGCGCGCCGACAACACGCGGCGCTCGGTGGACAAGAAGATGGGCGGCTGGGATCAGGTCAGGAACCGGCTTGTCGGCGACGCCGACGGCAACGCCATGCTGTTCATCTTCTCGACCGGCAAGCACCTGATCCGCACGTTGCCGATGATGCAGCACGATTCCTACAATCCCGAAGACCTCGATACCGAAGCCGAAGATCACGCGGTGGACGAATTGCGTTACTCGTGCCTCTCCAGGCCGTTCTACACGCGCAAGGAACGGATCGAGAATAGGAATCCATACCTGATCAAAAACGTGTTCAAGCTGAAGGACTGACGTCCTTGGCCCAGCGAACAGGTTGCCCGATTAACCATCGGGTGTTAAACCGCGACCAGATGCGGAGAGCCTACGAGGGTGGCTCAAGACCCAGCGATCACACAACCGCTGAACGCACCAGTTGCGTCAGCAGAGATCGGGCGGCCTGATGCCGTACCGAGCGATGACGGTTTCGATAGAGACGTTGATCGCGGTTATTGGGAGCGCTGCCTCGCTGATGCCGAGCGCGCCGAGCAGGCTTGGCGGCGACGCGGCCGCGACATAGTCCAGATCTACCGAAACGAGGGACCAGGGGCGAATAATCCCCGCTCGAGCAAGAATGCCGGCGGTGCGCACTTTAATATCCTGTTTGCGAACACTGAGGTCATGCTGCCTGCGGTCTACACCCAGCCACCTACGCCCGTAGTCCGCAGCCGTTTCATTCAGTCTCGCAAATTGGTGCCGGTGATGCCCTCGCCGCCTACTCCACCTGGGCTCGGAGGGCTTCCGCCACCGCCACCGGGACCAGGAGGCGGCCTTACTCCACCGCCCCCTGGCCCTCCTTCTCCTGGCGGTCCTGGCATCCCGCCCCAAGCGGAATCGTTGCCACCTGGACCGCCTGAAGCGCCGCCGCCCGGTGTCCCTCCAGGTTCGCCGGGTGGCGGGCCGCCTCCCGTCGAGCCGGGAATGCCGCAGCCGCCGCCACCGGGATTGCCGCCGGTGCCGACCTTCATGGTGCAGCAGCCTCCCGGCCCGAAGCCTGAGGACATCGACACCGCTGCGGCGGTGATGGAGAAGGCGCTCGAGATCGTCGTCCAGGACGAGGCCAGCCACGAGGCGGTGAAGACGGCGATCAAGGACGTGCTTCTCCCTGGCAGGGGTCTTTGCCGCGTCCGCTGGAACCCGAAACTCGTCGACAAGCCGATGCCCGGTGGTCCGCTACCGGACGGCACCGTGCCGAGCCAGACCGTCAAGGTGTGGGAGACCACCAACACCGAATATGTCTACTGGGAGGACTTCCTCTGCGATCCGGTCCGCCAGCACGTTGACTGCAAGTGGATCGCTTTCCGCCACCTTTTCACCGGTCCAGAGTTGCAGGCCGAATTCGCCGGAACACCGGAGTTCGACAAGCTTGTTGGAGCAGGCAAACTCGATTCTCTGTTGAAATGGACTGAGGAATCCGCCGCCAAATCACCCCCGTCTGGCGGCGGATACGTCAAGAGCGCCGATCAGCTCGGCGACGTCATCCGCAAATGCATGGTGTGGGAGATCTGGGACAAGACCGACCCGGCCAACCCGCGCATCATCTGGTTCGTGCGCGACTCTGGCGGCCTGCCCTTGCGCAAGGATCCCGACAGCTTGCAGCTCTCCGGCTTCTTCCCGATCCCGGTGCCGATGCTGTCGATAGCGACGTCCGACACGCGGATTCCGAAGCCGTTCTACGACCTCTATGCGCGGCTCGCAGAAGACCTGGAGTCCACGTCGGTTCGCATCTCCAACCTGACCAAGCAGATCAAGGTGCGCGGCGCGTACAACAGCGCCTCGAGCGAGATCGCCGATCTCCTGAAGGCCGACGATAACAAGATGATCCCGGTCGACGGCGTCGACATGATCAACGGCGGGCTGGCCAACCACATCTGGATGCTGCCGATTGACCTGTGGATGCAGGCGCTCGACAAGCTCATGCAGGCGCGCGAAGCGCAGAAGCAGGCGATCTACGAGATCATGGGCATCAGCGACATCATGCGCGGTGCCACCAAAGCGAGCGAAACGGCGACGGCTCAACGCATCAAGGGGTCGATGGGCGTCGTGCGCCTGCAAGACCTCAAGACGGCAGCGGCCAACTTCGCTCGCGACATCATGGCGCTCCAGGGCGAGATCATCGCCAAGAATTTCGACGCCGCCACGCTGACCAAGATGACGGGTGAAGAAGTGACGCCGGCGGTGCAGCTCATCTTGCGCGATGATTTCAGCCGCGTCTGCTCCATCGACATCGAAACCGACTCGACGGTGCAGGTCGACGAGCAGACCGAGCAGCAGTCGATGGCCCAGGTCATGCAGTCGATCCAGGCGGTGATGATGGGCACCCAGCAAATGATGATGACCGGCATCTTGCCGCCGCCGCAGATCGTACAGCTCGCCATCGAGCTGCTTAGGATGTTCCTGCACCCGATCCGTCAGTCGCGCGGCGTCATGGAGCTGCTCGACGATTTCAAGGAGACCTTGGAGGCGTCCCTCGCGATGGCACCGCCTCCAATGTTGGGCGGACCACCGACGGGCGGCCCTCCTCCCGGCCCTCCAGGTGGCGGCCCGAAAGCCGGACCGCCCAAGGAACCCGGCGGTCCGGCTGGCGCAGGACCCAGGCCAGGAACGATGAACGGACCACCGCCACCCATGCAATAGGAGATCGCCATGGCGAAGGCTTCAACCAAGGACTACGAAGACGACGAGCCCAAGGCAAAATCCGCTGCGAAAGCAGAGGAAAAGGTCGAGTCGAAGTTGAAGGCTGGTGGGCATATCGCGCCAGCGGATATGCGCAAGGAGGTCGCCGGCAAGCCGCTCGAGGATCTTTCGGCCGACATCGATTCCGCCAGGGCACCGTATCCGCATGGCTCACCCAGAGACCCAGCCGACATCTTCGAAGAGGGGCATGGATACAGAAAGGCTGAGTGATGGCACTCCAAGACCTCAATCGCACGAGCGACACCACCGGCGACGGCCAGACCGGCATCGACGCGCCGACGACCAATGCGCTGGCCGAGATCACGCCGAAGAACTGGCACAAGTTCCCGCCGGCGATTGCCAACCCGACGCAGGCCCTGGCCAATGCCAACGCCGCCAAGCCGCGCTATGGGACAGCAGGAGATTGGGCGCTCGGTGTTCCCGGAGACGACACCGATACCGCTAAAGCCACAGTGGCCCTAGCGCGGTCGGACGGCGGCGCAGCTGAAGCCGACTACACACCCCGTACCCAGGCTGCGAAGGCGACGGCGATGTCGACGACACTTGCCGTCGACGTCGCTCGTCCTCGAGGCTGGATCGAGCCTGCCGACCCCTACCAGGGCAAAGGTTCGGCTCCCGTCGCGCCGGTGGTGACCTCGATCTCACCGACAACCGGCGCTGCGGCGGCGTTGCCGATGCGCGTCGTCATCACCGGCACCGGCTTCACGCCGTGGTCGACGGTGCGGACCGGCGGATCGGCAACGCCTGATGTCAGCGGCAAGTACATCAGCGCGACGCAGATGGAGGTGGCGATCTGGAAGGCTTCCGCCGGCACCGTGTCGGTGGCGGTCGAGGATCATGATCTCCTGTCGAACGTCGACAAGGTGTTCACGGTGACGTGATGAAGCTGTCGGAGACGAAGCTGACCCCGCAGCAGGAGCGTGAAGCGCGGCAGAAGATCCACCTCGACCACATCGACGAGGCGTTCTCCGAGCTCAGGCTGACGCTTCATGCGGCTGAAGGGTCGGCTCCTCCGACAGAACACCAGGAGCATGTCTGGTCGTCGCGGCGCATGAGCATCGCGGCGACCCATCTGGAGATCGCCGAGATGTTCGCCAGGAAGGCGGCGACGGAATGACGGTCTGGGTTTATCGCGACGGCCAGATCGTCGAGAAGCGGTTTCGCAGCGTTGCGAAACCGGCATTGGCGGCACCGATGGTGTCGCGCTTCGAAGCGATGGAATCGCCGGTGACGGGCAAGTCGATCTCGTCCTGGCGCGAGCGTGACAGGGACATGAAGGCAGCCGACGCGGTCGACCCGCGCGACATCCCGGCGGCGGCTTTCGAGAAACGCAAGAGGACAGTCGAGCGCAATGTCAGATCAGGGAACACCTAACGGCGCGGACACGCAGCCGAAGGGTTTACGCGAAGTCGCCGAAGCGGCCTGGGACGAGGTCGTCGAGCAGGCCAGCGAGGAGTCGACCGAGGAGTCGACCCAGGATGAATCTGAACCCAGCGGCCAGCCGCGCGACGAGCGCGGCCGCTGGATACCGAAATCTCAGGAGGGTGTAGCAGCGGCTCCAGAGCCACCCAGCCCCTCCGAGACCACCCAGGAGCCAGAACAGCCGCACCCAGCCCCGGTGACACCACCGCCGGGTGAAGCAGCGCAGGCACCGGCAAACTGGAGCGCAGAGGATCGCGCCAATTTCGAGAAGCTGCCGCAGGAGGGGAAGCAGTTCCTGCTCAAGCGGCACTCCGAGATGGAGAGCGATTATCAGAAGCGCGTGCAGGCCACCGCGATGAGCAACCAAATGCTCCAAGCGATTGCGCCAGTGTTCAACGACTTCGACATCTCGAGCTCGTTGAACCGTCTCAACATGAACGCCATCGACGCCATCCACCAGTGGGGCGCGTTCTACAAGCGTTCGATCAATCAGGACCCGAGGGCCAGGATTGAGCTGTTGTTTGAGATGGCGGATCGCATGGCGCTTGATCCAGCAGCGGTATTCGGCCACCTGAATTCGCGGTCGCCAGAGACCCAGCTCTTCACCAAGGAGGAGCTGGCCAATCCGGCGGTCAAACGTTTTGCCGATCATCTCGGCCAACTCAACCAGCGACTGTCGGCGCAGGAGAGTGCTCTTCAGCAATCTCGTGCCGCCGAAGAGACCGCTCGCGTGGGCGCATCGCGCGCCCAGATCGATGCTTTTGCCAACGCCAAGAATGCGGACGGAACTCCCGCTCATCCGTATTTCGACGCGGTGCTCCCGATTGCCATGGAGCACTACAAGGCCAATCCGACCTGGAGCATCGAGCAATGCTATCAAGCGGCCATCGAGCCCCTCCTGGGTCCGATGCAGCAACAGGCTCAGGCGTCCGTGGCGCAAGCCCAGAACGTCGCCCGAGCCCAGGCAGCCGTGCGCAGCAATGTCCGTGGCAACACGGCACCTGTGTCACGACCTGCGCCGCCTGAGGGCAAGCGAGGTCTGCGACAAGTCATGGAAGAGGCGGCGGAGGAGATCGGCTTCAACGGGTAATCCCGTTCGGAGGCCGATATGGCTGAACCTACCGTAAATCAACTGATCGCCACGACGATCAACAACTACCACAAGGAATTCGCAGACAACGTCTCCAACTCGAATGCGGTTACCGCCCAGCTTCGCCAGGGCAACCGCATCCGCGTCGTCGACGGCGGCAAGCAGATCTCGACGCCGCTCACCTACGCCGAGGAGACGTTCGCTTGGTACAGCGGCACCGAGCTGCTCTCCCGAGCGGTGAAGGAGACGATCTCGGAGGCCGACTATTCGCCGGCCAACTCGGTCGCCTCAGTCACGCTGAGCGGACCCGATCTCGCCAAGAACCGTGGCAAGGAGCGCATCCTCAATCTGCTCGAGGGTAAGCTCGACAATGCCGAAGCCACGATGAGCAATAACATCACGAAGTGCATCTACTCGGACGGGTCGCTCGCCAAGAGCTTCCCTGGCCTGAAGGCGTTCGTCACCGACGACGGAACCGGCACCGTCGGCGGCATCATCAGCGGTACCTGGACGTTCTGGAAAAACCAGTTCCAGGGCGTGGTGCGCGCCACCGGCCTGCAATACCCCGCGCTGAAGACCGGCATGAACGCGCTGTGGATGAAGTTGGTGCGTGGCACCGAGCATCCTGACCTGATCGTCGCCGACGGCGAGGTCTATTCGACCTACGAGTCCGGCCTCCAGGAAAACCAGCGTTATGCCGATTCCAGGCTCGGCAGCCTGGGCTTCGAAACCCTGAAATACAAGCAAGCAGCCATTGTATTCGATGGTGCCGCTACTGGTATTTCGACGCCGACTGGTGGGGCTTATTTCCTCAATACGAAGTATTTGAAGCTGGAAATCTACAGCGGATACAACTTCGAAGCCCTCGACCTGCCGGATCAGTCGCCTGACATGGACGCCGTCACCAAGCACATCGGCTTCATGGGGGCGCTGACGCTGTCGAACCGCTCGATGCAGGGCCGGCTGGTCCTGTCCGGTAGCTGATCCGCGCGCCTGACGCCGGTCAGTAGGCGGGGCGGTGTGTCCGTTCCCTGGCCCACCGTCCCGCCGCAACAACAGGGAACATGGAGAACGACCAATGAGCGACCACCCCGCGCTGATAACCTTTTCTGAAGGTTGGGCACTGTCAGCCGAATCCAGCCCCGACGGAATGCCGATCTATAACGAGGCTGTGATCATCCACATCGAGCGGCCGCCGCTGCTCAGTCTTCAGAGAGCGGCAACCAAGGAAGATTTCGCGGACCACCCGGCCGAGTACGAGGCTTTCCAGGCGGTCCGCAAGGCCAGACGGAACGTAGGGGATGACGGTTATCCGCTGGTCTACTGGCCCGCTGTCTCGGCAGCGGAGCTCCAGATGCTCGCGGTGCGAAACATCGTGACCGTCGAGCAGCTCGCGAAACTGGCCAACAATCGCGAGCTGCCGGGTCAGTTGGCGGACCTCGCACTGCGAGCAGAACGCATGTTGGACATGCAGAAGAACTTCGGGAGTTTCGAGAAGCTTCTCGCCGAGTCCAACGCCGAGCGCGACGAGATGATCAGCCAGAACAAGGAGCTGAAATCGTCGCTCTCCGCCGCTCAGGCACTGGTCGAGACACTCAAGCTGAAGGTCGCATGAGATGAGGCTCGCTACCGTGAAGGACGTCGTCAGCCAAGCCGCGTTGGAGATCGGAACCACCCAGGTCGGTGTATCCCAAGTATTTGGGTCACCGGATCAGGACGTCGTCCAGATGGGTTTCCTGCTCAGCGCGGTGGCCGACGAGGTCCTTCTCGAGGAGCCCTACCGGATCACGCTCGGCGATCATGTCTGGGTGCATGACGCCAGCGGCGATCCGAAGATCTATCCGACCGAGGATACCGACCGGATTCTGTTCGACGCGCGGCTCGCCATCAACGGCGTCAAATACCGCTTCCTGCAAGCCAAGGGCCTGGAGTTCGGCGAGCAGCTCCGCGAGTTCGTCGTGCGCATGAACAAGCTGGCGGGCCGCGTCAATGCCAAGGTGCTCGATCTCGATCAGGAGGTGGACCGCGCGATATGAGGTCGATGGCCACCCACTATACCGACAGGGCGGTTCCCAAGTTCTTCAAGAAGAAACACGGGGAGCTGGCGCACGTCGCGCCGCCGCTGTTCGGCCTGTCGCTGGCGACGCAGTTCAACGAGGGCAACAAGGACGAGCCGACGGCGACCATCCTCACCAACTTCACGGTCGAGGACGACCGCATCAAGGTGCGCGCCGGCTTCAAGAAGAGGGCGACGCGCGGCACCGCTCCGGTGTGGTGCCTGCTGCCCTTCTACAGCGACATCAACGCATTGCTCGCCGCCTCGAACAACGAGCTCTGGGACGCGCAGAACGGCAACCTCGTCAAGTCTGGCTTCACCTCCAACGATTGGCATTGGACCGCCTTCAGCAATCTCAGCCAGCAGGACTACACCGTCATGGTCAACGGCCTCGACGGCGTCTGGAGCTGGAACGGTGCGATGGCCGCCGGTGCCGACCAGCCCGCCGTCAACGTGACCAATCTCAGCAATGCCAATCCGGCGGTGATCACCGTTGCGGCCGCCGACGTCAACAAGCTGCAGAACGGCATGACCGTCACCATCGCCGGCGCGACCGGGACGGGCATGACCGCCGCCAACGGCTCGCGTGTCCTGCAGCAGGTCGAAACGCCGGCCAATTCCTTCATCCTGGTCGGCGTCAACACCTCCGCCGGTTCCGGCCCGCAAACGTCAGGCGTCACCGCTGATCCGCCAGGACTGGCCCCGATCTACAAGGAGATGGTCAACGCGCCGTCGACCGAGACCTGGGTCGACCCGGACAAGTTCCACATCGTGCTCGCCCACATGAACCGGCTGTGGTTCGCCGACGAGAAGAACCTCGCCGTCTATTACCTGCCGCTCCGCCAGAAGAGCGGCACCGTCAAGGTGTTGCCGCTCAACGCCTTGTTTAAACGCGGAGGCTCTATCCGCGCGATGTATACCTGGACGATGGACGGCGGCGAGAATGTCACCGACCAGTTGGTGATCTTCACCTCGAACGGCGAGTGCGCGATCTACGGCGGCACCGACCCCGATTCCGACTTCGGGCTTTCCGGCGTCTTTCGCTTCGATGCGCCGATGAGCAAACACTCGGTGATCAACTACGGCGGCGACCTGTACGTCATGATTTCCACAGGCGTCATGCCGCTGTCGCAACTGATCAAGGCGGAGACCGAATTCCTGGGCAATTTCGACCGCTCGGTCGTCTCTGTGTTCCTTTCCGATGCCGTCAATTTCCGCTCGAGCAAGGGTTGGGCGCTGTTCCTGAACCCCTCCACTGGAAGGCTGATCTGCAACATCCCCCAGGGCGCGACCAACCGCTACAAGCAGATGATCCGCCACATGCCGAAGGCGGTGTGGTCGGATTGGCAGGACATCCCCTCGCGCTGCTACGGCTGGATCGACCCCTTCGTCTATTTCGGCGACGACAAGGGCAATGTCTACGAGATGCATCCGATGCACCTCAACGACGACGGCAACCCGATCAACGTCGTCGTGCAGTCCTACTGGAGCCAGTTCGGCACGCCGGCCAGGAAGCACTTCCTGGCGATCCAGACCTACATGATCTCGAACGGCCAGCCGCGCCCGTCCATCGATCTCAAGGTCGACTACGACTACAGCCCCGGCATCAACATCCCCGACATCACCGAGCTCGTCGGCTCGTCGCTGTGGGACGTCGCCCACTGGAACACGGCGATGTGGTCACCGGGCGAGAAGGCGATGAAGGTGTGGAATGGCGTTCCCTCGAGCGGCATCAGCGGCTCGGTGCGCGTGTCGGCGTCGATCTACAATTGCGCCTTCGCCATCACCGGCTGGGACGTGCTTTTCGAGACGGGGAAGTTCGGCCCATGAACATCTCCTTCGCCCCGCTCAAGCCCGACGCCGCCGCCTTCCTGACGGACAGGACAGGCGTCTTTTTCAGCAACACGTTCGAGCCGCCGCGCTGGTTCTGCGCCACCGTCCGCAGCCACTACGGCGACATCAAAGCGGTGCTCGCCTGTGAGTTCAGGACGCGGTTCGAATGCTCCTTCAACGCGGCCATCGACGACCCGCGTTTCATGAGCCGGCGTTTCCTGCGCGCGGTGTTCAAGGCGCTGTTCACCCAGGCGCGGCGGATCACCGCCGAGATCGACGTCGACAACCGCGCCGCCCAGAAAATCGTGCCGCGTCTCGGCTTTGTCTACGAGGGCTACTGCCGGCTCGGCATCAACGGCGTCAGGGACGCGCTGATCTTCGGGATGCTGAAGGAGGACTGCAAGTTCCTCCCTGGCTACAGCGGCGGCACCATCACTCGTTTCATGGAGATGCCCGATGGGTATCAAGGGCGGCGACCAAACTAGCGCGCAGGAGCAAGCCACCGCGCAGGCCGGTGCGAACTACAACACCGCGCAGCAGAATGTCGGCTTCCAGAACGCCAATCAGGTGACGCCGCAAGGCACGCAGACCTGGGAGCAATCCGGCTGGCAGCCGATCTACGGCGCGAACGGGCAAATCACCTCTTACTCCCCACGCTACACCTCGACCGTCAAATACTCGCCCGGTGAGCAGGCAGTCTACGAGAAGAACCTGCAGGCCAGAACTGGCGTTGCTGACCTCTCCGTCGCGCAGCTCGACCGCCTCTCGAGGAGCCTGGGCCAGGAGCTCGATCCGTCGACGTGGCAGGCGTGGCAGGCGGCTGCCGCACCAGATCCGGTGCGCCGCGACGAAGATCCCACCGACCGCGCCGCCGTCGAGAAGGCGATGATGGAGCGGTACATGCGTGATGCCGATCCGGCCAACGCCGCCCAGCAGGCGAAGATGGCGGCGATGGGCCTCAATCCTGGCAGCCAGGGCTACGGCACCATGCAGCGCGCCCAGGACGACGCGCTGGCCAATGCCTCGCGCGAGGCTTACCTCGCGAGCGGCGCGGAATCGCGCGCCGCGCAGGGCGCTTACAACCAAGCCACCCAGCAGAAATACCAGATGGGTGCCGACTGGGCGGCGCAGCTCAACAACCTGCGCATGGCGCAGCAGCAATCCGACACCGCTCTGCACGACCAATCCCTGAAGGAGACGATGGGCCTGATGGGCCTGGGTACGCCGCAGAACGCCCAGTTCACCCCGTTCCAGGGGCAGACCATGCAGGCCCCGCAGATCGCCCAGATGATGCAGGCCGAAAACGAGCGCAAGCAGGCGCAGTCGAATGCGTTGTGGGGTGGTGTCGGCCAGATCGGCTCGGCGCTGATCGGCGCGATCCCCTTCTCCGACCGGCGGCTGAAATACAATATCCGCGCCACTGGCGAGAAGCTGGCCGGGGTGCCGCTCTACTCGTTCCGTTATCGCCAGCATCACGTCATCCCGAAGGACCTGTGGGGCACCGGCCGCGTCGGCGTGATGGCGGACGAGGCCAGACAACTTCACCCCGACGCCGTCTACCGCCTCTCCGACGGCTACGACCGCGTCAAATACGAACTCCTGAACGAGAGGCACGCACATGGCTAAGGGCAGCGGAGAGGGCGGCTGGCAGCCAGGACAAACGCCGACCGGGGGCGCGACCAAGCCGGCGAACGGCATGACGATGCCGACACCTGGACAGAGCGATCCCGCCATGATGCAGCGATTTAGAGACTTCATGACGCAGATGCGGGCGAACCCTGGCGCGACGGTGAATGCCGGCACGCCGCCGGCCAATACGGTCGCCCCTGGGGCGGCGTTGCCGCCGACCAGCAACGATCCGATCATGGGTCCGAGCTACATGCCGAACCAGCCGAACATGGCGGGTGCTCCAGTCGCTGCCGCTCCGGCTGCAGCGCCGGCACCGAAGAAGCCGGTGACGCCCACCCCGGCCGCGACGACGCCGCCGAAGCCTCCTGGCGGCATCGACCCGAAGGTCCAGCAGCAGGCTTGGGACATCCTCATGCGCGGCGGCAGCATGGGTGGCGGCTCCTATGGCGGCTTCGCAGGTCCGTCGAGAGCCTTCGCCGACCAGCAGCGCCAGATGCTGGCCTTGGGCGGTCAGGGAGCCAGCCCAGAGACGCGGCAGATGCTGTCGGCCATGAACCAGCGCATGGTCGACATGTTCAACCAGAAGCGCAGTGGCAACCGTCAGGGAGGCAGCCGCTAGATGGGCCGCGTCGCGCCAGGAGCAGTGGTCGACGCCCTGGTCGCCAGGGGCGTCCCTCTGCACGTCGCGCAAGGCGTGGTGATGAATTTCCAGGATGAGAGCGGCCTCGACACCGGCATCCAGGAGATCAACCCCACCGCCGGTCGCGGCGGCTACGGGCTGGCGCAATGGACTGGCCCCAGGCGCATCGCGCTCGAGGATTTCGCGCGTTCGCGCGGCGTGCCGGTGAACGACCTCGAGGCACAGCTCGACTTCTTCATGCAGGAAAACGCCGGCCCCGAAGCCGCCGCCTGGAAGCAGGTCATGGCGGCGCAGAACGCCAACGACGCGGCGGTCGCCTTCGTCAACAAGTGGGAACGCCCACGCTCGGACTACGCCGCCCAGCGCACGGCCAAATACGGCGGTGCCGACGCCGTCAAGGCGACCAGTCCCTACGGCATCACGGCGAAGCACCCCGGCAATCCGACTGTCGGCACCGGCGGCTACGTCTCGCCCACCGCCAACAAGACGCAGCCGCAGGCGAAGCCGAAGACCGATTGGGCCAAGGCGCTCAGTGGGGGATTGGGGGGATTTGCCGGTGCCATGCAGTCGGACGGGTCGCAGACGCAAATTTCCCCGTCGCTGATCACGCCGATGGAAGCCGCGCCGATGTCGTTCGTCGCCCCCAGCCAAGCCGATGAAAATGCCCGCAACCAGTTCGCCGCTCTGATGCAGAGCTATTGGATGAAGTGACATGCC